AGAGAAAGATAAAAGACCTATGCTAGGAATAGTTAAATAACGTTGAATATAGACTAAATCTAATATAATCTGGAGGTCTATGGCATTACAAAAAGTACAGTTTTTACCTGGATTTAATAAACAAGTTACACCAACTCAAGCTGAGGGTCAGTGGGTAGATGGTGATAACGTTAGATTCAGATACTCAACACCAGAAAAAATAGGTGGTTGGTCACAATTAGGTGAAAATAAACTTACAGGTGCAGCTAGAGCCATGCACCATATCGTTAATAAATCAGGTAACAAGTTTTCTATTATAGGAACTAATAGAATTTTATACGCGTACACAGGAGGTGTGTTTTATGACATACACCCGATTCGAGCAACAAACACTCTTACAAATGCTTTTACAACCACTAATGGATCTGCAGTTGTTACTATAACTTTTTCAAGTGACCATAATCTTCAAGCTGGAGATATTATTTTATTAGATAATTTTAGCACTATTACAAATTCAAATTTTGGTGCCTCTGACTTTAATGATAATAAATTCATGGTAACTTCTGTTTCATCTTCAACAAGTATTACTATTACCATGTCTACAACAGAGGGTGGTTCCGGTGGATCAGCCTCTGGAGGTATTAGAGTACAATCTTATTATAGTGTTGGACCTGCAGGACAACTTCCTGGATTTGGTTGGAGTTTAGGACAGTGGGGTGGTACGGTATCAGGAGAGGCACAAACAAGTTTGAATGGAGGTATTAATGCTTCTACAACAACTATTGTGTTGACTGATGCAACATTATTTCCTTCATCAGGAACAAGTTTTATTCAAATAGGAAATGAAGAAATTTCTTACACAGGTATATCAGGCAATACTTTGACGGGTGTAACAAGAGGAGTTAGAAATACCACAGCTGCATCACATTCGAATGCAGATACTGTAACTAACTCTACAGACTATGTAGCGTGGGGCGAGGCTGCATCTGGTGACTTGGTTGTTGATCCAGGTATGTGGTCAATAGATAACTTTGGTGATAAAATTATAGCCTTAATACATAACGGACAAGTATTTGAATGGGACTCAAATGCGTCTGGTGCTACATCAACAAGAGCTACAATCATTTCAGGTGCGCCAACTGCATCGAGAGATATGATCGTATCTACACCTGACAGGCACTTAGTATTCTTTGGAACAGAAACGACAATAGGAGATCAGTCTACACAAGATCAAATGTTTATTAGATTCTCTAACCAAGAGGATATTAATAGTTACACACCAACAGCTACTAACACTGCGGGCACACAGAGACTTGCAGATGGATCTAGAATTGTAGGAGCTGTTAGAGGTAGAGATGCAATCTATGTTTGGACAGATACTGCCTTATTTACAATGCGTTTCATTGGTCCACCTTTTACTTTTGGTTTTACACAAGTAGGCACCAACTGCGGATTGATAGGACAGAACGCAGCTGTTGAAGTAGATGGTGCTGCATATTGGTTTTCAGAAAATGGTTTTTTTAAATATGCCGGTGCTCTTCAAACATTACCATGTTTAGTAGAAGATTTTGTTTATAATAATTTAAATACAACAGCATCACAATTAATTAACGCTGGATTAAATAATTTGTTTGGTGAAATTAATTGGTTTTATTGCACAGAAAATTCTACAGTCGTAGATAGAGTTGTAACTTATAATTATCAAGAGTCTACACCTCAAAGGCCTATATGGACAACGGGAACACTAGATAGAACAACATGGCAAGACTCTTCTGTGTTTGGTAAACCACATGCAACGGATTACGATGCTGATTCAAACGCTTCTTACGATGTTGTTGGTAACACTGATGGTTGCACAATATATTACGAACATGAAACTGGCACAGATCAAGTTACAGCTTCAGCAGTAACAACAGTGTCTGCAAATATAGAGTCAGGAGATTTTGACATAAGTCAAGGTGGTGATGGTGAAGTATTTGCAAAGATACGAAGATTTATACCAGACTTTTTATCTCAAACAGGTAATACACAAATTACATTAAACTTAAGAAATTTTTCTAATAGCAGTCAAGCAAGTTCACCTCTTGGTCCGTTTACAATCACATCATCTACAACTAAGGTAGACACAAGAGCTAGAGCAAGAGCAGTGTCTTTAAAAATAGCAAATACAGGATCATCACAAAATTGGAAACTTGGTGGATTTAGATTAGATATACAACCAGACGGAAGAAGATAATGGCAAAGATAGTACAGATATTAACAAGACCTAGTAGAGAATATAGACAAGATGTGGCTGATGCACAGGTAAGAGATCTTGACGCAATAGTGCAAAAATTAAATACAACATTTCAACAAGAACTAAAGGATGAAGTTGATGCACAAAACTTCTTTTTAAATTAATGGCTAATAGTTTTAAAAATAAAAAAGTAGATTTAACTACAACAGACAATACAACTTTATACACAGTTCCTACTGCTACAACAACAGTTATAAAATCTATATTAGTTTCTGAAGATGCTGGATCAGGGGCTAACTTAACCGTAACATTAGTTAATTCTAGTGGTGCAATATTCAGCTTATTTAAAACAAAAGCTATATCTTCTAATACAACGGTAGAACTTTTGACTCAACCTCTTGTTATGGAAGAGAGTGAGATATTAAAAGTACAGGCTAGCGACGCTAACGAATTACATGTTATAGCCTCTATATTAGAAATACAGCCAAGAGAGGTAACAACATAATGGAAGTAATAAAACCAAAAGAGATTATAGAAACAATATCTAATCTAAAAACAGGCGAAGTGTATAAAAATGACGAAGAATGGAAGGCAAAAGGAGTGCCGGAAACAGATATACGTAGAGATATCAAAGTCATTATGCCAAGCCTTGATTTATTTGGTAAAACCAAGTAGATTGGAAGATACAGGATTTTACGCCTGCCTTAACAACTTAGCTAAATTATGACAATATCTAGAGGACAAATGAAAAGACAATTACGTAGAGGTGGAGGCATCCTGGATGTCGTGCCTAGAGAACCTGCTATATTTGGTGGCATTAAAAAAGCTGTTAAAAAAGTTGCCAAAGGTGTTAAAAAAATTGCATCATCTGATATTGGTAAAGCTGCATTAATAGGTGCAGCTGCATTTGGAATACCAGGGACAAGTATAGGTGGTATATTTGGTAGATCATCTTTTATGTTACCAGCAGGAGGAAGTGCACCAGGTATATTTGGTCTTGGTGGAATAAAAAATTTATTTGCTGCGGAAGCAGCTAAAAAAGTTGGAGCAAAAGAAGCAGCTAAAGAACTTGGTCTTAAAAAAACTTTAGGTATTATGGCAGGAGGTTCTTTATTAGGAACTTTAGCCGCTGGAGTAGAGGCAGGAGATGAAGAAGCCATTGAAGCAACTAGAAACGTTGATGCTTTAAAAACTTATTTAAGACAAGGATATAGAAATTTAAAAAGCTTTGTAAAAGAGGATGGCACTGAAGATGCAGAAGCACTTGAAGCTCAAGTAAATAAAGACGTTTCTGAGTATACATCTGGAGCTGGAGGTTATGCAGAGGGCGGCAGAATAGAATATGCCTCTGGTAGTGAAGATAGATTTATGGAACTTGTATCAGAACTTCGAGAAAGAGGTTTTTCTCAACAAGAAGCAATTGAAGAAGCTAGAAGAATACTTTCTGAAGATAAAGCTATGGGCGGTAGAATAGAAGCACAACAAGGTGGTAGTATTATGCCTAGACTAAATCAGTTAGGTAGTGGTGTATCTTCTGCAGAACAAATGTTACAAGGTATCAATCAAAGATTAGAATCAGCTGAATCTAGTTTAGGTGGCGGCGGAGTAGGACAAGATGTTACTGGAAACAATCCTATGGAAATACCCGTGCCATTTATGGGTCGTCCTGTGCTTACTGAAATGCCAGGATATAAAGGTCCTAGACCACAACAAAAACCACTTCAACAATTACAACAGGCAGATCCAAATAGTTTTTTATTAGGAGTTTTTCAAAGTCGTCCAGAACAAGGACTTGGACCTACAATGTCAATTCCACCCTCTAAGAGTGGTATAATATCAGCAGGTGGTAGAATGGGATTTGCAAGAGGAGATACGGCCAGCGATAATGCCATGCAAGCAGCGGGCATCGAGGGGCTACCTATCAGGCAGAATCCGAAAGGAGTAAAAGAATTAGATCTTAGAGAAACTGGTGGATTTATACCTCCAGTTGGTATAAAAGAAAAAGAGGATGATATCCCAGCGATGTTATCAAACAACGAATTTGTATTTACAGCCGATGCTGTACGAGGCATGGGTGAAGGAAATGTAAATAAAGGCGCTGAACGTATGTATAAAATGATGAAAACTTTAGAAGCAGGAGGAAAAGTATAATGGCAGAAGTGCAATCAGTAAGACAATTACCACCTGAATTTATAGAAGCAGCTAGCAAAACATATATAGATGATTTACAGAAAGCAGTTGGCGATTTTAAAACACAAGACCTGTCTAAAATTATGGGCCGACAGTTTGTTGCTGGTCCTGGACAATTAACAACAGAAGCAGAAGCTTTAGCCTCTGGTCTTGGTGGCTTTCAGCCTTTCTTAACAGAAGCCGCTGCAAGAGAAACTGCAGCAAAAGATTTAGTAAGCCCTACAGCTTATAAAGATTACATGTCTCCTTTTCAACAAGATGTTATTGATACAACACTTGCAGAGTTTGATGCACAAGCTGCAAGAGGTCTACCAGCGTTATCTGCAAGAGCAGTTGCTGCAGGAGCTTTTGGTGGCGGACGAGAGGGAGTTGAAAGAGCAGTTTATCAATCAGAGTCAGATAGAAACAGAGCAGCATTACAAGCACAATTATTAGGACAAGGATTTACACAAGCACAAAATTTAGCAGGTCAAGCTTTTGGTCAACAAAGAGCATTAGCTGCTGGCCAATTAGGTTTAGCGCAACAGACACCTGCATTATTAGGACAACAAATTGCTGGTTTATCAACACTTGGTGGACAACAACAAGCAAGAGCACAACAACAATTAGCAGCTGATCAACAACTTGCACAAAGACAAGCGTTTCAACCATTAGAAGCAGCACAAACTTTAGGTAGTGGTATAGTGCCTTTAATATCAGGGTACCCTGGCACAGAGAGAACTATGACATCACCATCACCAAGTGCATTGCAAACAGGATTAAGTACAGGTGCTACATTAGCTGGTATCTATAGATTAATAAGAGGATAGTATGAGTATAACTTTAAAAAGACCAATGTTTAGAAAAGGCGGACAAGCTGAGGATGGTATTATGGAATTAGCTACGCCTAGAAAAAACTATAAAGACGGTAAAACTAGAGAAGAATTAATTCAAGACATATTTGAAACATCTGGTCTAACTCAATCTGGTAAGAGTTACGCTGAAACAGCTATGAGACTTGCTAATTTAGGTCGACCCTCCGATTCAGATTTATTAACAAATGTGTTAATTCAAGGTGGTTTAAGAGGCATGTCACAAACAGGGGGTGGCAGCACATTAGGTAATTTAGCAAAAGCTTTTGAAGGACCGGTGGGTCAAGCACTAAAACAAAGAGCAGCAGGTAAAACTTTAGGCACGGCTGGTGCTTTAAAAGGTCTTGAGTTAGGTATTAAAAAAGATATTGCAGATAGAACAATAGACGCAAGATTAAAAAATAAACAATTTGAATCTGGAACTCTTGCAGCAATAACAAAAGAAGTACAGTCCGCTTTAGGTAAAGATGTTGTAGGAGATGATGCTAGAATTAGAGCTGTAAACTTAGCACCAAAAGTTGCAAAAGCTAGAACAACTCCTGGTGTATTTTATCAAGGTATTTTAATTATGGATAAAACAGATACTAATAAACCTGATTTATCTTATATGGCATCTCAACCAGAGGGCGCTGTATTTTTAAACCCAACAAACAATCTTTTCTACATTAAAGACGACAACAAATTAAAACTGGTAAATCAGCAGACATTGAAGCTAGACGAAGGAGAGTAAGATGGAAAGAGAATTTGATCTTACAATCCCAGATCAGGACAAAGATCAGGATATCTCTTTAGAACAACCCTCTACAGAGATATCTCTTGAACAAGAACTTGCAGATGAAGTAGAAACATTACAACCCCCTGCATCAGATGATAACGAAATAAGTCAAATACAAGGTGCAATGGCAGGTATTGCATCAGGTATTATTAAAGTACCTGAGGGTATATTTTCATTAGGTGCAGAACTTATGGATGTAGCAGGTATAACTACAGATGCTGCAGCAAGAGTAGAACAAGTTTTTGATAAAATAAATATATTTGAAGAGACTGCTGAAAAAACAGCTGCAGGTAAAATTACTCAAGCGTTAGTGCAAATAGGTGTACCAGCCACCGCTGCTGCAACACTTGCAAGAAAGGCAGCATTAAAAGCTTTACGTGCAAGAAAAGCAGGGACATATTTAAATCCAAAAGCAAAAAATTTACAAAAAGGTTTAAAAAAAGCAAAACAACTTAAATTAACCACAGGTCAAAACATATCCGCAGTAGCTTTAGGTGGTGCAGCAGGAGAAACTTTAGTTGGTGATGTTGAGGATATTGGAACTATTGGAGATGTATTTGAAGCTGGACCAACAGAATTAGATAGAGATGTACAAGCAGATCCACAAAAAGATGCTGCAAGAAAATTATTAAATAGAGTAAAATTTAGCGCTGAGTCTATACCTTTAACAGGGTTGGTGTTTGGTACAGGTGTTGCATTAAGAGAGTTAGGAAAACGTGGTAAAGAATTAGCTTTTAGTAATGATAAATTGATAAGATTTTTTGATAAAGTAGGATCTGCGTTTAGACCTAGAGGTGCACAACCTCAAGAATTATTTTTAGCAAAGAGAACTGAAAAGGGTAGACAAATGGCTGATACAAACTTTGCTATGGAACAAGTAAAACGTATAGACAAAGAAGTAAATCAGATGTTTCCTACACTTAAAAATTTTTTAAATAAAACAAACGATGAAAACAGAGGTAAGTTTTTTAAAGAAATTAACGATCTTATGTTTGAGGGTGATTTAAAAAAAGTTATTCCAGAGGATGCAGTAGATGCATTTGTTAAATCAGCTAGAAAACAAGGAGCAAAAGAAGAA